GCATGACGGGCAGCGCAGAAGTGATCCGCGCCGACGCGCTGACACTGCCGATCGCAGACGGCAGTGTTGACCTGATCGTCACCAGCCCGCCGTACTCAGATGCCGACCTTGTTCAGTTCCTTTGCCCGCAAGAAGCACTCCTCCAGTCGGGCTGTCACATCTGGGTGCCGCTGAGGGGAATGCCCTCGGGCCGCCCAGATCGGCAGGTACGACGCGGGGATGAGCACCTTACGCGGGCCTGTCCTGACATGCGGCACGTTGCCCTTACGAACCGACTGAAGGACGGTTCCGTAGTCCTTGCCCAGCCATCGCGCGGCTTCAGCCATGGTCACCATGGGCTCACCTTCCACTACGTCAGGAACGTCCCACCTGCGCCGACGACCCTCCTTATTGATCTCCGTGACCACAAGAGCGTTCTCCGCCTGCATCCGCTTGATGCGGAGGTAGGGCAGCAGCGCGGTGAGGATCGGGCCGCACGCAGCCGAATGTACCGCCCATACGTGAAGCGGCCTGCCTCGGCGGGCAGTCGGGTCGCTCATCATGCGCGCGCCGCCGAACATAGCAGCGAGCAGATCGACCGCGTGTGGCTCAACCTGCTTGACCTGGATGCGTGCGGAGTAGACCGCTTGACCTGCGTCACCTCTGACCCGCATGGCGTAGGTGCTGCGATGAACGCCGATGTATCCGTCCGAGTCGATGACTCCCGCCGCGTACGCGAGATTGGTGGGGCTAACTGATGTATGCGTCATACTCCGATCATACAAGGAAAGGAGGTACGGAGGCGGGTGTCACCATCATCCAGTGCAACGCGCTTGGTCTGCCGTTGGCAGACAACAGCGTCGATCTGGTCGTGACCTCGCCTCCGTAGTTCCATACTTCGGGCTGCGGTCTTATCAGGACGACGGCCAGCATTACGAGGGACAGATTGGGGACGAAGCGACACCCAACGAGTTCGTAGACGTGTTGGGTGCAGCCACGAAGGAGATGATGCGCGTCGTCAAGCCGGAGGGTTCGATCTGGGTCAATCTCGGAGATAAGTACGCAGGCGGGGGTCAGGGGGGTTTGTCGTCCACCAGCATCGTGAACGACTACTACAAGGATCGAGCGGTTACTCCTACCTCGCAGCAGCGGAGAGAGCAGATGGGGTCGGCGCGGCTCAAGTCACTGATCGGGATTCCGTGGCGATACGCGATCAGGTGCATAGATGATCTTGGGTTGATTCTGCGCGCGGAGGTTATCTGGGAGAAGCGCAATGGTATCCCGGAAAGCGTTACCGACCGGGTTCGGCGCTCCCATGAGGTGTGGTTCCATTTCACGCAGCAGCCTCGGTATTTCAGCAACTTGGATGAGATCAGGGAGCCTCACGCGGAGGTCAGTTTGAAGCGAACCATGCCGCACCGGGCTAACGCTGGACTCGCTCACGAAGGAACACACACCATTAAATTGGAGCAGGCGTGTCACCCAGCCGGTCGGCTGCCGGGAAGTGTGTGGGAGGTTGCCACGCAGCCTTTCCAGGCTCCGGAGGAGTTGGGGGTTGATCACTACGCCGCGTTCCCAATGGAGTTCCCACGCAGGATTATTGCGGGATGGTGCCCCGCTGACGGAGTGGTTCTGGACCCATTTGGGGGGACGGGAACAACGGCTCTGGTGGCGAAAGCGATGGGCCGTCATGGCATCAGTGTTGATCTTTCGGGGGACTACTGTCGGTTGGCTCAGTGGCGTACAACCGACGCAGGGCAGTTGGCCCGGGCGGCAGGCATCGAATGGGTACGAAAGCCACGGAAAGACAGCGGCCCCGGATGGGATCAGGCCATGTTCGATTTGGGAGACATATGAGCAAGACCATTCACCAGATGTGGCTGGGGCCGTTTCGGAAGCCGCCTGAGTACGACGAGTATGCAGACCTGTGGGCAGCCCTGAACCATGGCTGGGAGGTCAGGCAATGGTCGTTGGACGAGTTGATGGAGTCGGTGATCAACCGGGACGTGGTGGAGGATCTGTTCCGGCGCGACGCAGGGCGTGAGGGCGTGGAGTTGTGGGTTCAACTGGCCGACGTGTTCGGGTATCAGGTGATCTATCAGCACGGGGGGATCTACACGAACGTTGATATTAAGCCGGTACGCAGTGTGGATTACCTGTTGCAGCATTACCGGGTAGGAGAACGGGCGTACGCTCCTTATGAGGACGAGGGCGAGTTGGTTGTCAACGCCGTTTTGGGCGGTCCGGCAGAGCATCCGTTCTGGGAGCGGATCAACGCCATGTTGCCTGCGTTCTACGAGGACCGGCAGGGCGCAGAGATGAACCAGGCCACCGGACCCCATTTGCTGACGGCACTGGCGAGGGCGTGGGGACGTAACCGGAAGCCGGAGGAGGGATTCGTCGCGCTCCCACAGCGGTCGTTCAATCCGATTCATTGGAAACAGATATCTCCTGGTGGCGACGCGGAGGGTTGGGTTGCTGCGGTGTCGGATGATCCGGATGTGATCGGAGTCCACATGTGGAGTCATCGGAAGTACCCAAGGACTAATTATGTTGAGACTGCTACTCAGGGAGTTCGGGTAGCAGCCCTGGGTACACATTCGGTGTCCGGAGAACACTCTGGACGGAGATAAAGGGAGTCGTCATGTCCGATCAGCCCGCAGTTCCACAGCCAGCAGAACAGCCCCAGCAGCCCGTAGAGGCCGGGCAGGTACAACCACAGCAGGAGGGCCAGACGCAGGCCCCAGAGGCCCCCGCAGAGGTCCCAGAGCAGCCTCAGGGAGAGTTGCACGAATGGCGCGGAGAGTACGACGCCGCAGGAGTTCCGCTGTGCGCACGGTGCCGTAAGCCGTGGCCGTGCCCGGACGCCGGAACGACCGCAAGCGAACACCAGACGGATTCCCAACCGGGGCCAGAGCCACAGCAATGACAGTTAGGGGAAGTGGTCGATGATCAGGGACACCATCGTTTTCACGGTGCATATGCGTCCGTGGTATCTCCGGGAAGTTCTCGCTAGTTGGGGAGAGGTTCGGAGGATCCAGGATTGGCGGATCATCTTCAAGGTCGAGCCCAGTCCTCTGATTACAGAGGTCACGTCGGTCATCGACCACTTCCGCCACCCGGATAAGCAGATTGTGTTCAATCCGGAGAAGTTGGGGGTGTTGGTCAATCCCTGGGACGGACTGGACGCCTCGTTCCGTACCGGCGCGCAGTTCTCAGTGGTGGCCGAAGAGGATTTGATCGTTTCAGACGACGTGTTGGAGTACATGGAGTGGGCGCGCGACGAGTTCTTGGATCAGCCACGGGTGCTGGGGGCAATGTGCCAGATGCAGGGCACGTTCGAGTCTGACGATCCCAGCGAGGTCGCGTTGGTTCAGGACTTCAATCCGTGGATCTGGGGAACGTGGACGAGCCGATGGAAGTCGGTGTTGCGGGATACCTGGGACAAGGATTACAACAGCGGCGGGGCCAGTGATAGTGGTTGGGACTGGAACATCGCCAAGCGTCTACTGCCCCGGTTTGACATGGTGATGGCTGTGACCGGAGCGGCCAGGAGTCAGAACATCGGAAAGTTCTTGGGTACGCACGCCAGTCCTGATGATTTTGAGGGCACTCAGGCCAAGACGTTCTCCAATCACAGGGATCCGGTGCAGTACCGGGTTGTGGGCGATCTGTCGGACTCGGGGGAGGTTGTCACCGATATTACCTAGGAGCCGCTTTCTAGGAGGAGTTCGGTGAGTTCCCAGATTGACGACTACGCATCGTTGGATGTGGTGTTCACGCTGCCGGACACGATTGATGATCCCCGGCTACGGGAGATGTACGAGATCATTGTGACCCGGTTGCGGCATGAGGCTGCGAACTGCGAGATGACGACGGTCCAGCAACTCCTGATTGAGCGGATCGCCTACAACTACGTCGTACTGCGGTGGCACGAGAGCAACAACACGTTCAGCCATACGACGGCTCAGAAGGAGTTCAACTCGTTCTGGCTGTCCATGACCCAAGAGTTCAACAAGCAACTCCGGGCTACTGATACTGAGTTCCGCAGGGCGCTTCTGGCACAGGTTGCGGAGGTCATCAAAACGACGCTGGATGAGTATGCTCCGGACAGCGCTTCGATCATTCTGCCGAAATTGGCAGCGGCTTTCGATCAGATGGGAATGTGATCATGGGTGGATGCAGGACGAAGAAGGAGTTAGTGATGCGTGAAACGTTGAGCCTCGTGCGGTTTGAGGAGATTCAGACTACTGCGGCTGTGCTCCCTCCACGTCCCAGTTGGATGGTCGAGCCTGGAGCAAAGAGGCGGCCAAACGACTTCCCGGAAGAACCGAAGGGTTCGTCTGTTCGGAGGCGGCGGTCGTGACTGATATGAACGAGTTCACGCAAGATGAGGTTCTGTACTTCGCTGGATGCTCGCTGGACAGTTCACCGAAGTCAAACTGGGTCGAAAATCGCGGAGGCCTCCCGGAGTACATTTGCCGCATCGCCCGAGCGATCATGCGTAGCGGTCGGTCGAAGCAGACGGCGATCCAAATGGCGATCAGCCGGGTCAAGGTGTGGGCGTCTGGCGGCGGCAATGTGAAGGCTGATACTCGCGCGAAGGCCGCAGCGGCAGTGGCTGAGTGGGAGAAGATGAAGGCGTCCCGGTTGGGCAAACTGGCGCAGTTTGAGCAGACCGGCGACGTGCTGGTGTTGTCGGCCACGCTGCCGTCGTTTTCTCTGGAGGGCATTCGTCGGGCGTGGGACGCACAGCAGGACACCAGCAAAGAGGCCGGTCAGGTTTCTGAGGTTTGGACTGACGCTGTTGTGGTGACCAACCCAGACGGGTCGTGCGACCGGGTTCCGTTCGAGATGTTGGACGGGGCGGTGTCTTTTGGGGAGGCCCAGCGGGTCGTGATGATGCCGGTTCCGGTGGATCTGGCTGACGACGTTCTCGAAGCGATGGCGGACGGGGAGTTCGAGGAGGAGTTCGAGCAGGATCCTGAGTACCAGGAGGACGGCCAGCCCGGACAGGAGCAGGACGAGCCTGACGAGGAGATGAGCCTGTCGGTTCGACGGATTCGTACCCCTGAGGGATCCAAGTTCTACGGGGCTCCTATTGGAAGTCTCATCGTGAAAGACAAGACCGGGAAACTCAAGGCGTGGGACGGTAGCGGCTGGAAATCGTCGTCGGTCGGGGAGGATAGTTGGGGTGCGGGGCAGCGTAAGCCGTTGCCGAAGCAGTCAGTGCCCACGCCCGAGTCGTCGGAGAAACTTCAGGCGCGAGTTGATTACCTGAATAAGGGGCTGGCAGAGGGCAAGTGGAATCCAGAAGGGGTCAAGCGCGCTACGGCCAATAGGGATCGCGCGCAGGCCGAGTTGGATCGCAGGGGTGGCGTCCAGCGAGATTTCACGGATCGGTTCCCGGAGGCCAAGAAGGTTTCCCTCGATGATTTAGAGGCTGTTGCAGGCGCTGATATGGCGGCTGAAGAGCGCAAGTTGGCGAAGATCGTGCATCCGGAGAAGTACAAGTCTCAGAGTCGTCAGTTGTCCGATCAGGATTTGGCGGAGTTGCGGTTGCTCGATGAGCAGTACGCCCGGCAGGAGTTGCGGCGCGGCGATGAAGTCGGAGGCAAGTTGCTGAGCAAGACGGCCAAGAATTACCGTCCGGTGTCTGATCTTCAAGATGAGTTGCTGTCCGAAAAGTTCTCACTGGCTGATATTCACAAGGCGGTTACGTCGGTATTGGGGACACAGGACTTCCCGGACGAGGAGTGGATGATCACTCCGGAGCAGGAGAAGCAGATTCGCAAGGTTGCTATTGCGGCGCGCGGCGGTCGGCAGTACGGCGAGTTCCTGAAGGCTCAGAAGGGCGATCAGCAGTTGCAGTTGACGCGCCGGATTCGGACTCCTGAGGGGGCCAAGTTCTACGGAGCCCCGATTGGGACACCGATTGTTCGGGATCGGGTGACCGGGAAACTCAAGGCAGCAACTAAGTCAATCGGCGCTCCGAAGTTGCCGACAGAGGGCAGGGCTCCTAAGGCTGAGATTCTGCCGGGAGTCCCTGAGAAGGCGACGTACAAGCCGACGCATAAGCCAACAGCCCCGGATGTCCCGTTCAAGTCAGCGGGTCGGAAGCCCAAGAAGAAGATTCAGACTCCGAAGCAGGCGCAGGATGATGTGCAGGCGCGCGCTGATTCCTACGAGGGCGATGGCACCCCGAAAAATCCTAAGCGGGTCAGGGGCGACGTTGAGGCAGCAGCGCTGTTGCTCAGTCAGGGCAAGAGTATTCGGATGGAGTCTCCGCGCGAGGTCGGCACATTGGTTGAAAAGTTGGCGGCGATTGTTGAGGACGCCAAGAAGCGCGGAGACAAAGCCCCTGAATACGATCTCTGTAAAGTCAGCGTCCCAGGAACCAACATCTTCTGCGCGCAGAACAAGGGCATTCCTCGGGCGGAGATGCCGCAGTTCAAGGGTCAGACCGCCGAGGGCGAAACCAAGGACGTTGAGGAGGGCTGGCGGCAGATGCTCAAGGACAAGGGCATCAAGGTCACCCGGCAGACGGTTCCGGCAGCGGAGTTGAAGGCGTCGCAGATGCAACTCGACGGTCCGAAGGTCGCCGGGATGAGCAAGGCGATGGAAGCCGGAAAGATCCCCGATGCGCCGATCTTCGTGACCAAGGATGGGTACATTCTTGACGGTCACCACAGGTGGGCAGCCAAGGTCGCTATTGATGTCAAAGACGGGAAGATGGGCGACGTTAAGATGCCCGTTGACGTGATCGACATTGAGATCGGTGAGGCAATCGACCTGGCGAACGCATACACCCGTAGTCAGGGCATCGTCCCGAAGGGTTTGGGGGCCAACGCGGAGGGCGTGAAGCCAAAAAAAGCGTAATGGCTCTGTCGGCGGTTCGGCATGTTCGGACTCCTGAGGGGGCCAAGTTCTATGGCGCTCCGGTTGGAAGTCCAATCGTCAAGGACAGGGCCGGCAAACTCAAAGCCGTCGCAGGCGCGGTGTTCAAGAGTCAGAGCAGTAAGGGCTATGGCGGCGAGCGCACCGTCAGCCCGTCGTTCCTGTCGAAGATCGTGGAGGCAGGCAAGGCTGGTGGGTTCACTGTTGACGTGAAGGACGAGTCGTTCAAGAAGGACGGGTTCGCCGTTGCCAAGCCGGGGATGGGAACGCATTTCTCGGTCAAAGCCCCTGACTTCAAGCAGCGGTTCCGGGAGTACATCCATCAGCACTACGAAACGCTCTACAACGACCCTGAGGCGTATTTGGGCGGGTGGGTAGACGAAGATACCTCGGAGTTGTGGTTGGACGTTCCAGAGGTCGTCAGCAGCCAGCAAGAGGCATACAGGCGGGCGAAGGAACGCGGCGAGATCGCGATTGCTGATTTGGCGAAGTACGCAGCAGGCGAGGACGGCGATATCCGTATTGACTACAGGGATCAAACTCCGCCGAAGGGCAGCCCGGCGTACGACGAGTGGATAAAAGGCAATGGTTAGCGGTAGAATGGGATTCTTGGAAAGGGGTTGGTAGATGTGGCGAAGAAACCTATTCTGGTGCGCCCACAAGAGGGCGAGACCGCGGACGAGTTTGCAGACCGCGTACTGGCGATGCTGGGGCTGGACAATGCGGAGGACGATCAGCAATGAGTCTGATGGGGCAGAAGATGTTCGTGCTCGACGGTCAGGTGCCGTTGAGCGATTGTCGTCTGTGGAGTTCTGACGGCCACACCACCCATTTCACGGCGTCTGCTGGGGATGGCACAGAGGTTGTCGGGCGCGTTGTGAGCGGTTGGCAGTTGGACGGGTGCGGGGAAGTCGTAGCCCAGTGCGAGGACGGCAGTGAGTTCACCGTGACATGGAGCGAGCGAGGGAACTGATGATCGTTTATCCGCAGGACGTTGATTGGACCAGTCTGAGCGAAGGTCACCTGAAGGCGTTGGCGCTGTACGGGTCCAAAGAGGCCCAGGATGAGTTGATTCGTCGGGGCAAGGGATGATCAGGCGGGTTCGGACTCTCGCAGGCGTGAAGTTCTACAACGCGCCGATTGGTACTCCGATAGTCGCAGGCAGGGTGCTCAAGAAGAACATCAGGGTTCGCAAGCAGCAGTCTGATATTGGCGGTAACTCCGTTCAACTCATCCAGGAGCGGCTGAATGCAGTAGATAAGAATGTGTTGCCCGGCACGCAGAAGCACGTCAAATGGCAGGCGGTTGGGTTTCTGCCCGACGAGCCTCACGGCACTCCGGTTATGGCCTATATGGTAGAAGGGCACGAGTTTCCGACACTGTACTCCGAGTTGCAGTTCTCCGACGAGGTCGTGCAGGGCGTTCTCGATGATCTCCAAACCGCACAGGACAACCTGCCGGAGGATTTGCGGGACGTGACCCTCGGTGTCTACATTCCGGCTGATGACCCATTGTTCACAGACGACGGCGGCAACCCCGACCCGTCCACAGGCGGGTACACCGTCGCGGGAAGCACGCTGATCAATCTCAATCCGATGGTTGCGCAGCAGTATCCAATGTCTCCGGAGGAGGGCTGGGATTGGGAGTATCATCCTCCGGCGTTCAACTACATGGCTCCGAGGCTGAGCACGATCATGCACGAGTCCGGGCATGTGGTCAGCGGTCAGCGCGGAACGCTACGGCCCGAGGAGGAGTCCAGCGTCGTGTCGATGATCAGTCGGCAGGGACAGACCAAGGGATATTCGACAACGGCTCCGCAAGAGGCGTACGCCGAGTTCTACATGCAGTACAAGATGGGCGGTCGGGGATCCAGTCAGCAGGCCGACGCTTGGGCAGACGAGTTCGATTGGTACTAGATAACGAGATGAACGTCAGAACCTACCGGAAGCGTCCGGTTCAGATCGAGGCGGTCCAGATCAGGCCCAGATGCTGCCGCCCGGCTGTCGGAGTACAAGATTCAGGAGTTCTTAACGCTCTGCCGTCGCGCGTTGGCGATTAGGTCCGTATAAGGACTGGATTTCGGAGAGCGAGGACAGCGATGCGTGACGGGATGGAGATAGTCGCTGATATTAGGGCGCTGGAAGAGCAGACGTTCGTATTGGATCAGGAAGCGGCCGAGTATCGTCAGCGGATCACTGAGATCCAGTTCAAGAAAGATCCAATCCTGGCAAAGTTGGCGCATCTGCGGGACGAGTTGAGAGAGGTCATTCAGACCGAGAAGGCCGAGCAAACAAGTGGGGGTTTACGTGACTGACGTACGCTGCGGAGTCGATGTGGTGGCAGGGATCCTTCCTGGCACGCCGATTGATGAGTTGACTCGACAATGGTTCATTACGTCGGAGGAGTGGAACGCAGAGGGCGTCGATCATGCGCAACTGCTGTCCGACCTTGCCGGGAAGGCCAGTGCCTGGGGAACGTACCTGATGCTCCAGCCGGACGTGGTGAACTGGGTCAAGGTTGAGTGGATTTGGTTCTGATGAAGCGCGTCGTCTACAAATGGACTGAGTGCTACGTGACGGTCCCGACTGACGATCCCGAATCTCTCTGGGACGTTGGGCCGTTTCACGTTGGGACGCAGCGCGACAGGATCACCGTCTGGGCTGAGGTCAATCCGGAAGCGCAGGAGCATCGTGACTTCGAGTTGCTGATCCGGGGGACCGGAGAGGTCTGGGACGACCAAGACGGCAGCAGATATTTGGGGACGATTCCCAGCGACGATCTGGTCTGGCACGTCTATTTGCGCAGGTTGCCAAAGACGCAGTCAGATAATGAGCAGGACAAAGATGCTGTTCGATAATATTCCGGATGCAGTAGTAGCCGATTAAACCAACTGTTAGTAGGAAAGGACGCCAACCAGAATGAGCGCAGCAGAAGAGGTCGAGGTCGGATTGCAGAATCTGATGGACGGACAGCAGACCGAAGCGCAGATCGTGGCTGAGTCACAGGTCGTTCCGGCTGAGCCCAGTATTCTCAGCCTGTCGGTCGAGGTTGCCCAGTTTCTCCGGAACCTGCTAGCCGATCAAAGCGTGAAGGTATCCGCCCCAGACGCCCAAGCAGCGGTCTACATGGCGACCAGAGCGCTGTCTGAATTGGACGCGATCATCGGGGACAGTCAATGACCGATCTGGAGTACCTGGGACTGCAACTGGTCGCCAACGCCGAGCACAGTTTCGAGTCAGGCGGGAAGCGGCTGGAGGAGTGGAAGGCAGCCGCCAAGCGGTACAGCGAGGAGTACCACGCGAAGATGCAGCAGGAGTAGCCAGGATGCGGTCGGTAGCACGTTGGGCGGTGGCACAGTCCAAGTGTTCCCGCCTGGAACGGGAAAGGCGATCAGGGTGGCTGATTACACGAACAGCCAGATTGATCTGACGGAGTTCGGTTGGGTCGGCTACGTCTTGGATTCGCCATGAGCACCCTGTCCCGGTTGTTGGCCCAGCAGCCAGAGCCAAAGCAGCAGGGCAGCAGCCTGTCAGATATCTTCGAGGTCGAGCCGGTATCCCTCGATGAGTTCGTGACCGGCAAGCAGTACATGAACAATCCGCCGCTGTCTCCGATTCAGTACGACGCGGTACGGCACATCGAGCAGATATACTTCCCCGAGACCTATCAGCAGATGGTCAGCGAGTTCGGCCCGTATTGGCAGCCAAAGCGCAGGATCAACCTGGCGACGTTGCAATGGGGCAAAGGCGCAGGCAAGGACAGTTGTGCCCGGGTAGCGTCCTTGAGGATCGCCTACCTGCTGATATGCCTGAAGTCCCCGCAGGCGTATTTCGGGATGCCCGGGCAGGACAGCATTCACATTCTCAACGTCGCCAGCAACAGGTCACAGGCGTACAGAGCGTTCTTCAAGCCGTTGAAGCGGTTGGTCACGACGGTCCCGTGGTTCAAGGAGCACTGCGAGCCGGTCGGACCAGATATGGTCGTCTGGGACAAGAGCGTCGAGATGATCTCGGGTCACGCCGACGCTGAATCTCAAGAGGGTCTGAACCTCATGTTGGGGATTGCCGACGAGATCGACGCGTTTCGGAGCAAGGAGGAGTTGATGGCGTTCAAGGGCAACCGGGTCCGGGAGCCAACCAAAAGCGCCGAAGCGATCCTGAAAATGATGCGAACCTCCGCGTCTACCCGGTTCCCGGAGTCGTACAAGATCGTGACGATCTCCTACCCCAGATATCTGGGCAGCACGATTCAGCGGCTGACAGCGGCAGCCAAGGCAGATATCGCCAAGCACGGGGACAACTCCCGGGAGTACGTCTCCGGCCCGTACGCGACCTGGGAGGTCAACCCACGGGTCAAGGGCAAGGAGCAGTTCGCCAAGGACTACGACGAAGATCCGGTCATGGCCCAGACGATGTACGAATGCAAGCCGGTCAGGGCGACTGATCCGTACTTCCGGAACGAGCAGGCGGTCGCCAGCGTGTTCAGGGAGGCCTCAGAGCCGGTAGCGGTGTCCTACGACCAGGAGGCGGTCAACGGGGTCTGGAGCCCTGCCTACGCATGGTCTGACGCCCTTGTGCCCATGCAGGGGGCGCAGTACTGCATCCACGCTGATCTGGCGGTCACAGGCGACCGGGCAGGGGTTGCGATGAGTCACGTCCAGACTTGGAACGAGTTCCAGGTTCAGGAGTTGGGCGAGGACGGAGAGGTCAGGACTTACAGCGAGTACCGGCCTGTTGTGAAGGTTGATTTCGTGTTCGGGTACGAGGCTGATCTGCGAACCTCCCCGCCGAGGGAGATCCAGATTCGTTGGGTCCGGCAGTTGGTCGCTGATCTGCGCAAGCGGGGGTTCGTGATCTCGAAGGTCAGTTACGACGCATTCCAGAGCCGCGACAGTATGCAGATCCTGGAAGCGGCGGGGATCGAGACGCAGAAGGTCAGTTTGGACTCCTCTGAGGAGGGCTGGCGGACGCTGCGGGATCTGATCTACGAGGGTCGGATTTCCCTACCTGAATCTGCCTTGCTCAGAGAGGAGATTCTGGGCTTGCGCAAACTGCCGAACGGTCGGGTGGATCATCCGCACTCCGGCAGCAAGGATCTCGCGGATGCCGTGGCGGGAAGCGTGCTGGGAGCGTTGGGCGTCGGGGGGCAGGAGACCGGGCAGCGCTCCTTTGGCGACGCAGGGCAGATCGAGGTTGTGGGCTCCCAGGAGGTCAGCGCGTTCGGGCAGAAGGCGGCACAGGGGTTGGACGTACCGATTATGTTTCGGTAGGCAGAATCCGGCCGGATACGCCTGAGAACGTAAGCCGGGACAGCAGGGAGCAGCAGAGATGCCCAAGGCCGCAGAGAAGTTCGAGCAGATCGTCCAGCCCAAGAAGGCTGATATCGGCGCGGAGTTCGGGTTGCGGATGAACATGCCGTTCGCGACCAGTTGGACCCCGACGCAGGGCGGATTCAACGGCCCGTCGTACGAGTTGTGGCGCGGGGAGGACGAGAACGCCCCCTCGATCAGCCAATTGGTCGATATGCGGCGCACGGACGGGCAGGCCCGGGCGCTGTATCGGCTGGTCACGCTGCCGATCCGCAGCGCGTTGGACGGGGTGACCTGGACTCCGGCAGAGGGCGGGGAGAAAGAGGCCGAGTTCGTGGAGAACATGTTCACCCTCCCTCCGAATGGCGGCGGGATGACCAGTTCCTTGAATCGGATCGTCGCGGAGATGTTGTTGGCGGTCTTTGACGGGTTCGCCGCGTTCGAGCAGGTTTATCAGGTTCCTGATTACGGCCCGAACAAGGGCAAGATCGTCCTTAGGAAACTGGCCTATCGACCGGCTGATACTGTCACGTTCCTGCTGGACGACCAGGGCGGGTTCAACGGGTTCCGGCAGAGGGCGTACTTCAAGGGCCAAGCGATTGACGTAGGAATTCCGCGGGACCGGGCGTTCTACTTCGCGGTCCAGGAGGAGGAGAGGCCGTTCTACGGGGTCAGTTACTTCCAGAGCGCGTTCTACCACTACGACGTGAAATGCCTTACCGGGGACACGATGGTTCCACTGTTGGACGGTACGGAGGAGAGCATTGCGGAGATTGCCCGGCGTAAGCAGGCCGGAGAGGACTTGTGGGTCTACTCTTACGCGGACGGAAAGGTCGTACCGGGTCGGGTGTACGCCGCAGAGAACACCGGGCAAAAGCCCACGGTCAAGGTCACGTTGGACAACGGAAAGTCTTTCCGATGCACTGCTGACCATCGGGTACTGCTTCGCGACGGGTCATACGTTGAGGCAGGGAAATTGGATCCGGGAACGTCGTTGATGCCGCTGTACCGGCAGACTGACACCTTGGGTCGCACTGAGTACGAGCAGGTTATGCACCCAGGATCGACGCAATGGCAGTTCACACACTCAATGGTCGCGGATGCGGTCTATGGGCCACGAGAGTTTGGAGAGGTCGTCCACCACAGGGACATCAACCCTCGAAACAATCACCCGGACAACTTGCAGCGGATGCAGCGAGGAGATCACATTGCTCTGCATGGGCAGTTGATGCGGGATCGCTGGCAGGATCCGGCAATTGAGGTTGTGGCCGACATGCTGGGGGTGTCCGTTCCTACGGTGCGTGCTCGGGTGCGCGAGGTCGGTTACGAAACCTGGAAAGAGTTTGTTCAGAGTTTGGGAGTTCCCCCTGTTCCGGCGCATGGTCGTTCGGTCAAGTACGGAATTGAGGTTCTGGAGGACGCCGTTTGGCGTATTCGCCAGCGCGGAGAGGACGTGAAGTTCGTCACCGTTCAGGAGGAGGCCGGACTGCACGCCCCTCAGGTGTATCGGATTGTGAGGCGCGCCGGGTTCGGCTCGTTTGTGGAGTGGCGGGATTCGCTGCTGTCGGGTGCGGTGAACCACACTGTTGTCTCTGTTGAGCCCGATGGTGTGGAGGACGTGTACGACTTGCAGGTTCCTGGCGCGGAGAACTTTGCGCTGTCGTCAGGGATTTTCGTCCACAACTGCAAGTTGTACTACCTGGCGCACCTGGCTGCGCAGCATCGGGCGGTAGGAACCAGGATCGGGGAGGTTCCGCCCAGCGCCTCAGATATCGACCGGGCCAAATTCAAGGCTGCCTTGGAGGACTTCGGGGTCATGCAGGCGATGATCGTCCCGCCCGGGTTCAAGATCGACCATCAGTACCCGAGCAGCAGTTTCGACTTCATGCAACTGATCAACCACCACAACTCGCAGATGTCCAAGAGCGTGCTGGCCAGTTTCTTTGACGACGCTCAGGGCGGGGACAAGGCGCTGGTCGATTTCGGCAAACAGTCCGACGCGCTGTTCCTGATGGGGTTGCAGGCGATCATGGCGGATATCGCCTACGCGATCAACACGCACCTGATCCCCAAGTTCGTGGACTGGAACTTCGGGACTTCCAAGTACCCGACGTTCACCTGGGGAGCGTTCACCGACGAGCAGAAGGAAGCGATCACAGATACGTTCTCGAAGTTGAGCACGGCGGGGCAGGCGATGACGGTCAGCGAGGACTTCATGTTCGAGTTGGAGAAGATCATGGCCGAGGATCTGGGGCTGCCGGTCGATTACGAGAAGGTCGAGGCCGAGCGGCAGAAGGCCAAGGAGGTCGCAGCGGCCCAGCAGCAGCAGTTCCTGGGAGGAGGCCAGCAGGGCATCTTCGGGCAGGATCAGCAGGGCGGGGGAACCCAGGCTGATAACGCCGGGCAGCAGGCCAATCAGGATCAGCCGATGAGCGAGCAGGACGCGATTGACATCGGCGGCAAGCCGTTCGTCCTGTCGGCGGCTCCCGTATCAGAGACGTTGGCCAGCCGGGTTACCCAGAGGGCGAAGGCCAGCAGCAAAGGCAAGCAGGCAGAGGGCAGCGAGCAGAAGCAATGAGCGCAGAACGCGATTTTCAGGGCTTGGAGCCTCAGGGGGTCACAGGAGTACAGGGACGGCAGGAAAGTCGGTTAGAGGCCGATGGTCAAGGCGGGAAAGGGCAGTTTGGCTGTACGCAACCTTGCTACGAGAAGAAGTTGGGTCCAACGCAGCGGAGTCATTGCACGAGTTGCCACGAGTTTTTCAATTCGGACTACGTTTTCGACAGGCACAGAGTCGGGGAGTTCGGCAGCGCCAGCAATCCCCGGCGTTGTTTGAGCGTTCCAGAGATGCGCAAGAAGGGCTGGACTCTCAACGCAGACGGGTTCTGGATTTCGCAGGCGATGACTGCCGGGGCGGTTTGGGCGTCCTGATGATTCGCAGGGTCAGGACGCCGGAAGGAGCCCGGTTCTACGGCCAGCCCATCGGGAGCCTGATTGTCAAAGATCCGGTCAGCGGGATCTTCAAGGCGGTCAGTCAGAAGGTTCCAGATATCAGGTCAGAGGTCAGGACGCCGTGGACAGGGATTGATTGGAAGTACGCCCGGAAGTTCCATTGGGCAGGCAGGCCGAAGCCAGGGGCACGGCGCAAAGGGGCCAAGCAGCCTGATTCCGGCACAGAGCCCATCCAACTCGCCCGGTTAGACAACCAGGCAGAGCAGATAACGGCGATCCAGTCGCACAAGGACGCCTTGACCGGGATCGAGCAGCAGGTTCTGGCAGGCGTACGAGATCGGATCAGCCAGAGTATCGACGCGTTCCTGTCGTACGCGGCGGCTATCGGGATCAACAACCCCAATCAAAGTCCGGTACAGGTTTTCGCAAGGCCGGACGTAGAGGCGTTCTGGTACGACCAGTTGGCGGGGCTACAGAAGGATCTGGCAGGCCGGATTACGGATGGGTTCTACTCAGCAGTCGATCTGAGCGGGGCAGATAGGCAGGCGGTCGATACGGGCTACCTGCAAAGCGTTCTGGCCGACTTGCAGGGCTACCTGGGTAGTTGGTCAGGCAAGGTCGTTCCAGCGGCGCAGGCGGCGTACAACAGCGTTCCAGCGGCAACCTCCTACCAACAGGGCGGGACCAGTCTGAACGTCGGTAGGGACACTGCCGTCGCGCGCTGGAACGCGGTCAGGGAGTCAGGCTCCCAGCCGGTCAACGGGACCAGCCCAGTCACAGATATCTCCAAGAGGTCGCAGGCAGGGATCGCAGCGGCAACGCATCGGGGATACAGCGAGGGGCAGTTGGCTCAAGCCGCAGCGCAGGCAGGTCCAGCCGGGTTGAGCGGGGTCAAGAAGGTCTGGGTTGCCAACTTCGCCCAAGATCCCGAGCGCGGACCCTGTTTGACGTGTATCGCGTTGCACGGCCAGGTCAGGGAATTGCACGAGCAGTTCGACTCGGCAGCCACGTTCGGGACCAAGGCGCTGCCGGTCTACAGGGACTTGTTGGGGCCGCCGAGACATAGTCGGTGTAGGTGCAAGATTGTCTTGATTTCAGGAGCAGATACTGAGCAGGACGCAGCAGCGGTCAGCCAGGGGATGCAGGACTACGCGGCGGAGTCTGCGGCGTCGAACTGGGCTACCCAAGGGTTTACCTCAGGTCAGGTTAGAAACGTCCCAGAGGGGCTTTTCAGGGCGATTTGGAGGGTACTGACGACGAAGGGATGGTTGAGACGGGTATGGGCAGCAATCACCGGCCGGTAGGACGCGGGACGATCAAGGTCACAGGCGATCCGGAGAAGATCGTGAGGCTGTTGGTTCAAGCCGCACGGCAGTCCGGGCAGGACTTTCAGGTCAACCCGGTCATCGAGGACGGTCAGATAACCGGCTACGAGGTCGTCGGGGAGTTGGGGGCGGTCAACAAGGCGTTGCGGTATCGCAAGGAGGTTGACAAAGCCTGGGAGTCGTCGGACTAGAAACCGATAGTAGGAGAAAAGGCCCGGACGAGTAAGGATCGCAATGGCTGTCGTGCGCAAGGTCCGGACCCCCGAGGGCGCGAAGTTCTACGGGCAGCCAATCGGGTCGATCATCGTTCCCAACGCCGGGAAGATCAAAGGTCTGGTCAAGGGTCTGAAGGCTGATATCTCTACAGCGCCCAAGCATCTGATTGAGACGCCCAAGAAGGGCAGTTCAGGGGCAGAGGTTCCCGAACCGGCGCTGCGCTGGCAGAAGGTTGGCTCCAAGGCGGTTGCCACAGCGTTCGGACAGAAGTTCGGGACGCCGCAGTCGGAGGTCTACCGGCTGTTCTTGGACTACCAGAGCGTTGGGTTGGTCGCGAAGACCAAAGACGGCTGGCTGTTGGTCCGCAACGGCAACGTCAAGGCAACAGCGAGTACCAAGACCGGGCTGGCGGCTCAGGCCGTCGATCTGTACATGGTGGGAGCGCTGACTCCGGACGGCAAAGCGACGATGCCCGACCCCAAGGTCGAGGCCGCAGATATCGCTGGGGAGCCTGGGACGAAGGCGAGCCTGGTCGAGCAGGCCAAGGCAGACATGGCCGGGTACAGCGAGAAGGAGCGGGACTGGATCCTGGCGGCGTTCCTGACGCCCGACGCGTGGTCGAAGATACAGGCCACAGCGGCGGAAACCGCGCCGTTGGAGGCGGTTCAGAAGTTCGCCCAGGATCATCCGGCGATCAAGGCCGGGGACCTGTCGGGCGAGATTTTCGGGTCGGACGGCTTGGATGCGGCCAACGTCAAGGCGTACTTCGATTCGCTGAGCGTCGCGACGAAGAACTTCCTGTGGATGCTCGTTGATCAGGGGCATTTGGAGGGCAAGGGCTGGACGGATTACGTCAAGCCGTTGTGGTACGACCACGGGCTGACGACCGTGCAGGTACCCAATAACTCCGAGTACGTCGGGAATCAGGTTCAGAATTGGCCGGACGCGGTTATTGAGTCGGATCCGGACGCGCAGCCGTTGGAGCCGGGATACGAGCAGTTGGAGTTCGTTCCGGGGCACCCGGTCAAGGCCAGGGCTGATTACGCCTGGGTCGGCTACGTCGGGTCGTCGGTCACGGGCAAGGACAGCACCGATTGGCACAGTGCGGTTGCGGTTGCGTACCAGACCGAGGACGACGGCTACGTCGTCGTAGACGGCCAAGGCACCCCGGTCGGGAACCCGCAGGCGCTGTTCGGCAGCCAGGACTTCCGGTGGACGGCGTGGGCCAACGTCGTCAACGCCCGGAACGGCAGCGGGAAGGTTCTGGTTGATAGCGACACAACTGCTGACGGGAGCCTGGTCGCGAACCTCCTGGGGGTCAAGCCGACCGGAAGTTTCGAGGGGCTGTCCAGCGGGGCGCAAGAGGTTCTGAGGGTCGCAGCGCAGTTCAAGGCGGCGGTTCCCAACTACGACGACGTTGACTACGTGAAGGCGTTGGGTACCGACGCAGATAACGAGTCGAGGGCGGCAGCGATTCAATGGCTGGCAGATAACGGCCTGGATCAGGTTCCGGAGACGAAGAATCTCTACGGGATCAAGCCGGAATGGAAGCAGGCTCTGTTCGATCAGGCGATACCGGCCTGGGAGAAGGAGTTGATGGCTCATCCCAGCGTGGCGGAGCAGACGTTCGGGAATCTGTCAGCCGGGGCGCAGAAGTTGCTCAAAGAAGCCAAGCAGGCCCAAGTTGAGCAGCAGAACGACAGCGGGGAACTCGTAGACGACGGCGCGGCGATTGATTTCGCGTGGGAGAGTATTCCGGAAGTCAGCCCGGATGATTACGATCAGGCGGTTGATTGGGTCAGCAGTCACACGTTGGATTCCGTCCCGGAGCCCGAGAAGGTTCCTACGGTCAGCAACACCGTCGCGATTGAGGGCTTCGGCGGGACGTCCATGGAGGTCCCGGAGAACTCCACGTTGGTTGTCATCGACTTCGGAACCGGCTCGTACTACGCCTCTGGGTATATCAGCCCGGGCGATCCGAAGATTTTGCACGCGATCAACGGGAAGGACTACGACTTCGACTGGTACGTCAAAGGGCAGAAGGGGAAAGTCTGGACGGCCAACCCCCTGGATTGGAGCGACACTCCCGGCCAGCCTGATCTGTTGACGCCGGTAGCAGCCCCGAAACCCCCGTGGTGGGAGGGTCAGGATCCGGAAACGAAGGTTCTGGGTCAGCCGTTCAACGACTGGTTGGGCACGCTGGATACCGACCAGTTCGACTCTGAGACAGGGTTTGTCTACGTCTCGAATCACGTGGCTGGGACTGTACCTCCGTCTGTGGGGGTAGTGGTTGGCTCCAAACGGGGGCTCATGTCGGTTCAGGTCGGGCCGGGGTACGAGGTTTCCAAGACGGTCCACGTCAGCAGTGTCGCGGATATCAACTACTGGGCTGACCAGATCGAACAGTTCTACCACCCCAACGCAGGCCCGGATACATGGGAGACGATGAACTTCCAGGCGTTCAAGGACAAGTCGTTGGCCTGGAAACTCGATCACGAGAGTCCGTCGGTACAAGGCATCGCTGAGAAGCAGTATGTGGAGCAGTTTGACGACAACACAGGACCGAATACGCAAGGGCTCAAGGTCAATGGGTTGTGGTACAGCGGGACGCTGACGACGTTCAACGATGAGGATTTGACTCCGGTCCCGGCACAGGTTGACTACCCGTTCGTTGTCGTGACCGGAACAGGTACCTACGTGGTCGGGTCGCTGGGATATCTGAAGCATCGAGCGGAATCGCAGGCCGCGATCCCAGGGCTTACAGGGAATTGGCCGACGTTCGACATTCCGGATCTGGTCACGACCGGCCAAAAGAGCGTGCCGGGATCGGTCGCTGATTCAGGCCCCGGCAGCGTCAGTTTCCCCAAGGCAGGCGGGGGCAGCCTGGAGGTCAGCACAGATACCGTTGCACAGGCGATCTCCGTGCTGGAAGCGGCCAAGGGCATGATGATCAAGCAGCCTTTGTCCAAGGCGGATAACCCGCTGTGGGAGTCGGACTACCACGCCATTGCGCAGCCGTTCCAGGGACAGTACGCGGGCGAGAAGTTCCATACCAAACTGGCGTATCTGGCAGCGCTGAAGAAGATGCTGGCAGATAGCGGTCCCAGTCCCAAGAAGCAGCAGGGGCTGCCACCGAATTCTGCACACGCGAAGAAGAAGGCAGCAGCCGAACCGGCCGCCAAACCCGCTCTGGTTCCGGTACTCACCAGCATCCCCATAAGCACTGATTACGGGGTGGCCTATCCGGAGATCCCTGCCGACGCGACCTTGGTCCTGGCCGATGGAAAGGTTCACGGATGGGTCGATCCGGGTGACCCCGATACGATGCAGTACCCCCATCCGTGGGATCCGGACGGCGACACGAGTGAGGTGGGTCTGGCGTGGTTCGTCAAAGACATTGGCGTGACGTACGTCAAAGCGGGGGATTGGGCTGCGCAGCAGAAGGAGTCAGCGAGCCCCAAGACGGTTGTCATCCCCGATTTCTTGGGCGGGTTGGCGCAGGATTATCCGGTTCCGGCTGACGCGAAGTTGGTTGTGATCACTGATTTCGACGGTCAGGAGAAGCCGGTCGGCTGGATTCTGCCGGATCAGCCTAAAGAGGTGTACTACCCGGCAGGGCAGGGCGGTAAGGTTGGGCACTCCCAGCGACCCGAGTACAAACCCGCAGGCGGGTACCACTTTGTTCCGGCGTCTGATTGGGAGAACGCCAAGGCGGCAGTTGAAACGCAGGAAGAGTCGCAGGAGCCCAAGGACAAGGTGGTCTTTGAGGTTCCGGTCCTGGACTCCGAGGGCAATCCGCATTTCGTCTCCCTTCCCCCCGACGCGACGTTGGTCGTCAACGAGGACGGGGGCGTTGAGGGTTGGATCGAGGTTGGCGACCCCGAGTGGATGTACTACCCGACCCCGAGCGGCAATTCTGCAAGCATTACGTCAGACGCGTTCCCGAAGTCGGAGTTCCAGTACGTCAAGGCCGTTGATTGGGCTGGATCGAGCAAGTCGAAGTCTGTGCCGGAGAAGGTCAGCGTTGAGTTTCAGGGCGCTCCGGAGGTCGCCCCCGGGCTGTGGGCGTATTCGACCGGAAGTCTGGAGTTGGGCGGCGAGCAGTGGTACGACGCCAGCGGGACCAAGGTTGCCCAGCAGCAGTTGATCGCGGATGGGGACTCCCAGCATCCCGGGTCCAAGACGGTTCTGGTCTTCAACTCCAACGCAGGCTCCGGAGGGGTTCCCGGGGTTCCGGAATGGAACCAGGGGCTCATGGGGTATCTCGTTGTGGGGGCAGATAGCAAGCCGATCTACGCGGTCGGATGGTCGGACCAGTTCGGCAACGACTCCGGGATCTTCACGAAGGTCGATCCAGAGATCTTTGACGAGCCCGGAGCGTCGTACCTCTCGATCCCTGATTTCGTCAAGGCGGTCAAGGACGGGACGGACAAGTACGATATCGCGCAGCCGTCGCCGTATATGGCCGTCAACCCGTATCACGGTCCCAGCGGAACGCTCGATATCGGAAAGATCTATCCGGACGGATCGCTGAATCTGGAAGGGCAGCAGAACCTCACCGGGGCCGTGTTCAACAGCGCCGCAGTCGTTCCGGCTGACGCGATCTTGGTCTGGGATTCGGACGGACTGGTGGGCTATCGGGATCGGCAACTCGACGGGACACCGGGGCCGGTCGTTTACTACTGGAGCGGGGAGGACGCACACGGGTCCTGGCAGGCCAAGACCGTTTCGTCGTATTCGGGTTCCGCTTTGGCCGGATTCTCCTATTCCAGCGTTGGCTCCTATCGGTACGCAGCGACTCACGGCCTGGATCCCAAGGGCTTCGCAGGGTCGATAGACGACGCGTTGGCATGGAAGCAGCCAGAGGTAGGTAGCGCGACTGCAAAGCCTCACGTCGAGCCGGGGTTCCTGTACAACGCGGGTGGATACTCAGCGGTGCTGGCCGAGAACGGGGCGGTGAACATATTCAACCCCGGTACCTTCGACGGGTTTCAGATTCCTCCCAACGCGGTCGTCTTGGTTGGCAACGCTGTTGACGAGGACATAGAAGGTCCGACTTGGTATCGGGACATTTATGGGTGGATCGACGCGGACGGGAATCTCCACAATTGGGGTGCAGAGATCGAGCCGTATACCCAGGTTCTCGAAACGTTCCCTCCCGAAAACGGCAAGGGTCCGTACTTCGTCACCACGCAGGCGTACGCGTTCGACATCAAGAACGGGCTGTCGCCGGTTCTGATTGGGAAGGCTGGCGGGGAAGGGCACTACCCGACGATTATCGAGGCGCAGGCGTCTCTGATCCCCGGTCTAGGACCCCTGCCCAGCGGCCCTGAGAGTGCCCCAGACGCCACAGCGCAGGCTCTGGCTACCCCAGGAGGGGACAGCAATCCGTTCAGCCCAGTAGCCTCTATCGCCCCCGGACGCTACGCCAAGCCCGGGGCAAAAGGATGGCTCGACGTTCGTCCGGACGGAACCGGCGTCTATCACTCGCCGGGCGGGAAGGATACCGAGCAGGACGCGGTAGCGGTTCGCAAGCGGATCGACAAGGGCTTGGCGTTGACGGTCCCGGCCAGCAGTTGGCCGCACCACGGGAAGGTCAGCAGCCCGAAGGCCAAGGTCGTCTACGGGACGTTCGGCATCAAGTCGTACGAGAAGTGGAACGGCAAGCACACCTACGAGCAGTTTCACGGCCCTGTTTACGTCGTCCAGGCAGACGGGTCGGTTCAGAAGTACGGCGAGGCGTTCCAGGCGGATTTGGATTACTACACCCCGGAGATCCTGACCGCGCAGGAGTTCGCGCAGATCATCAAAGATCAGGTGGACTCAGACGACCCGTTGGTTCCCAGGACGGGGGACCGGGTTCCGCTGTTCAGCGATTTGGAGCAGATGCGGCAGGCTGCGGACTCAGAGAACGGGATCTGGGTCGGGGGCAGGCACGTCACCAGCGCCGACGATCCGTTCTTCGACGCGCTGTTGGACTCAGATAGCGCGTTCGCGCTATGGGCCGACCAGCATTCGGTAGAGCCCAACCACGGGAAGTTGGGCAACGTCGTCAACGCGCGTCGGGAGATATTGCAGTCGCTGGGCTTGGAGGTTCCTGACCCGCATTCGCCAGCGCAGCCCGGCAGGTATCAGGCGGTCGGCCCGTTCTGGGTTCACAGTCAGACCGGGGGCACGTTCGCCCCGGCCGGAGTCATCAGGGATCTGGTACGCGGAGATCAGAACATCCCCGTCAAGGCGGCGGACGAGTCGTCCATGATCTCCCGGATCGTTGCTGATTTGGGGCTGGGCGGGATTCTGTTCAACCACAAGGGGGGACTGAATAGCAATCAGAAGTACGCATGGCTCAACGCTTTCAAGGCCGGAAACTTCGCGCAGATCAAGAAGTTGGAGAAGGCGTCCGGGAACGACTCCCCGGAGTTGGATTTCCTGCCTGATCACGTCTACTGGGAGTCGGCGGTTCCCAGCGAGGTTCCAGCCGGGATGCCGATTCCGGGTCAATGGTCGTCCATTTCGCTGTTCACGACCACGGGCGGGGTTCCCAGCACTGAGATCGACAACTACTTGCTGGCTGCGAAATGTGCCTATCCGGAGTACCTGACGGAAAACGAACGACGGTCGTGGGTCTGGCGGCATCGTTCAGGCGACGGGGACAAACTCGCGGCGCTGTCGCTTAAAGCCAAGACCCGGATGCTTGCCGGAGAGGATCCAAAGACTCATGCCCCGGTGTACACACCGGGACTGAAACCGGCAAAGACGTGGACGGCGGTTGTTGAGAGCGGACAGGTTTTCGTGCCCGGATCCGCAGTCCCGTACTCGGCGCTGTCTGATTGGTACGCCGACGAGATCGCTGGGAAGGCTCTGCTGGAGGTTCAGGGCAAGTACCCCGGTCACGACAAGTTCTGGGAGCAGTTGGCTGGGGGGATCCTGTTCGACCTGGACGTGCCGGGTTATAACGCGTGGATCGGCGCGCGCGGCGCGCAGGCAACATGGGAGGCAGAGCAGGCCAAGATCCCGGTATTCAGCCCCAGTAGTCCCCCGCCCGGACTGAAACTGGGCGACAGCACGCACCCATTGGACTGGGTACAGGATCAGCACGGCAAGAAATGGGTTTTCAAGTCGATGCCCGACGCCTACCGGGTCGAGGCAGAACTCATGGCGACCAAGGTCGCGAAGTTGTACGGGTTCTCGATGCCGGAGGCCACAGCGGTCGTCAACGGGGAAGGTCCGGCAGGGGTTCAGCATTCGGTCGGGAACAAGACCGGGTTTGTGAGCGTCTACGCGCCGAACAAGGGCACGTTGGAGGGCGTTGACGTAGCCAGCCTGACCGGCCCGCAGTTGACGACGCTGGTTCAGGATCACGTTCTGGACTGGCTGTTGGACAACGACGACAGCCGGGCAGCCAACTACATGATTGGCGAGGACGGGCAGATCATCGCCATTGACAAGTCCCGGACGATGAAGCACTTCGGGAAGTGGAAGGGTCTGGCAGGCGACGCCAGCGCGAATACCAATGCGAGTCTGGTCTCCACGAAGATTTTCGACGCGATCCGGCATCACGAGATCAGTCAGGATCAGGCCCAGGCGCTATATCGGGCAGCGGTCGCCAAGGCACAGAAGATTCAGGATTCGCCGTGGGCTCCGTTGGAGGGGCTGATTCAGGAGGGGATGGCCCACCGGACGTACTGGTATCCCGGAGACCCGATTCACGACGTTCCGACGCTGCTGGCGGCAGTCAAGGCGCGTAAGGATCAGTTGGCCGACGATATCGACAGCGTTTGGGCCAAGGTCTTTGAGCAGGCAGGCTACGAGAAGCCCCCGGTTCCCAAGCCGCCTGCCAAGGGCCGGTACATTCACGTCGATCCACAGTTCGATGTCAATCTGGAGCAGACGAGGATTCTCGGACAGTCGGTCATGGTTGGCGGGTCTGATTGGGAAGAGGGCCATATCCACTTCTGGACTGAGCAGATCGCCAAGCAACGGGTCGTCCGGGCGCAGGGCAACATTTTCGGCCCGAATCACAAGAAGTTGTACCAGGATCTGTACGACGCGGCAGGCAAACCAGGAGAAGGGCAGAATCAGCCAAAGAAGTCCCCGCAGCAGATCAAGGCCGATGACGTACGCGCCTCGGTCGTGGACTGGCGGGACAAACTGGAAGCGCAGTTCGTCCAGTTCTCCAAGGATCACTCCAATTTCGTGAAGCAGACCGATACGGGCGTACAGGTCAGCGCCAAGCAGATCAAGGACGCAGCAGATAACGGCCGGTTGGAGTGGACGGCGTTGCTGGAGCAGTGGAAGGCCGACCCGGAGGTCAACGAGGCGTACCTGCAACTGTTCAACGCGCAGGTCGAGGCCTGGATCGACAGCATGGAGAAGGAGTTGACGGACGCGATCAGCGAGAATCGGGTCACGGAGCGTCCGCCGTTGTACTACCCGTTCCTGCCGGTCACTGACGATCCGGAGAAGTCGCAGCCGTCGTGGGCGAAACTCTGGAATACGGTCGTGGACAAGTACGGCAAGGAGTACCAACTCAGTCCCGACGATCCCCGATATTCGACCCCGCCCAGCGAGGCCGAGGTTCCGTCCCTGATTATCGCCCCGGAGCCGGAGCAGAAGTCCGAACCCAAGAATCCCTGGCAGGAGTTGTTCCCTGAGTTGGCGGAACAGGGCATCACGATCAAGGTTCGGCAGACCCAAGGCACCAGCGGGAGTTTGAACCCGGAGACTCTGGAGTTGACCAGCGAGGACGGCAAAGGGTTGACGCAGGGATGGAAGGGCTACGAGTACGTCCTGACGTTGCCCAGCGGCGAGGAGATCATGATTGCAGGGCCGTCGAACACGATCAGCAGCAGCGAGTATGACAACGGCCCGCCGTTTGGTCCGACTCCATATGGTCAGCCAACGTTGGCGTCGCGTGCGGGAATGGTTCGGTTCCAGGCCAACCCCGGTCAGTCGGCGCAGAGTATGTGGCAGCAGATTGCCCCGGTTCTCGCACAGTTGGGTATCAGCGCTGATCAGCCCAGCGACGACGAGTTGAAGGTTCTGTATTACCGGATGCTGGCAGGTAGTTTTCAGCATCGGAAGAGCCCTCCGGTGAAGTACCAGCAGTTGCTGGAGAACTACAAGGCCAAGGTCGAAGAGGTCGGCGGGAAGGTAGGCCACGACGATTTGCCCCCGGATGCTCTGCAAGGCCTGATGAGCACGAAAGACGAAGTGGCGTTCTGGGAGCAGCAATTCGAGGTCGTAGCAGGATCAAAGTTGTTTGCGGCGTTCCAGAAAGCGGAGGGCTGGAGGCCCCGGTTCGACACCGATCCCAGGACGGGGCTGCCGGTTGGGCATCCCCACTGGTACCGGGTTGACGAAGACCCGGTGAAGGTCATGGAGTCCGGGATTTGGTTGCAGCAAAACGGGATGCCTGCGACGGCGTTCGCGTACACCGGGATGCAGAGCACGGACGAGCGGACCCGGATTCTGGGGTCTTGGCTCACGGACGGGCCTTGGTCGCCGGATTCGGATCAGAGTTATGGGTCGGGGACGGTGGTGTACACAAAACCCGGGGACGCAAGCCCCTCATCGGGGTCTAATTCGGCAATTTTGTCCCCGTTGGCTGCGATGCGGATTGGGGCGTACGGATTCATAACTGACACATATGGCAAGCCGTTTGAGCGGAAGGAGAACACTCCGTTTTCAGCGGTGCAGATGCTTAAGCAGTGCGCGGCGGAGATTGTGCCGAAATGGGCGCTCTGGTGGGGCGATGTCTATTCGGTGAAGTGTCACTCTTCGGCGGAGCGCAATGAGTTGATCCAGAAGTTCAAGGATGCGGGGGTTACAGAGATTCGCGGCATCCCGGTGGAGGATTTCTTTGTGCTCAGCGGATCGACCAAGGCGTATGAGAACTATCAGAAGCAGAAGGCGCAGATCACGGAACTCATCGCGTCGGGCGGGTGGTTGTGATGCCTGAGAGTTGGGACGGCAATTGGCTGCATGAGGACTGGTACGTCTCTGACGAGGCTGTCAGCGGCGGTAAGCAGGGCCGGAAATGGGCTACGTGGTGGCAGCAGAACCTCCCGTACGGGTTCGTCACGCGGCAGTTGGACCCAGATACCAGGGCGGTCATTCAGGGCGATCCGGTTCTGACGATCCCGCCTGAGTCGATTCTGCGGGTTGGCGCTCGCGGGTTGGACTTAGTGGTGAGGTTCACGCTGCCGGAGTATCCCGGCAAGGACTGGTTGTGGGTAGTGGAGGGCATCACCGCGAAGGACAATGGGTTTGAGTTTCAGGTTCAGCGCGTCACCGATTTCTCAGCGGTTCTTCAGGTTTGGCGACTGGACCCGATTTCGCGCGAGTTCTACGACGAATTGTGGGAGAGGGGTTTCCAATGGCGTTGACCTGGCTGGCGCACACAGATATTGAGGAGCGCGTCAAAGGCGTCTGGCGGTTCGGGATGAAGTACCCCGGGTGCTACTACCCGAAGGATCAGCAGGGGCAGTTGGATCAGGAGTGGGGCGAGTTGCTGATCGAGTCGGCCACGGGCTCTGAATCCACCACGGAGGAGGTTGTGGAGGCGCTGGTCTACTCCTCCGCGATGCACGACCGCTGGATCCCGCTGAACAACTCGCAGGGGCTGGATTTGAAGCGGTTGTTCGAGTCGGTTGCAACCCGATAGTAGAAGTCAAGGAACAAGGAGAGGCAGTTGTTATGGGCGACTCGTTGGGAATCTACCCGTCGTCAGAGGCTGATTATCTGCCGCTGTCCCGAACCCGCTCAGGCAGGCTGTACCGGAAACACATTCTGACCAAGGGCAATCTGCGGCATCCGGCGACCAAGAAGGACGTAGCGATTGACGACCAGTTCGTTAGTCACCTGATTGAGAACTTCAACGCCAAGGTTTGTGACATCGTGCAGGTTCCGCTGGCCGGAGCGCAGAACGAGCACACTGAGGACCCGACCCGGAATATCGGAGAGGTCGTCGGGCTGGAACTTTCCGGCGACAAGGTTTACGCGCTGATTGACGCGCGCGATCCCAACTACGCGGACAAACTCGGCAAGACGTTGCTGGGAGCGTCCGCGATGATCCACCCGAACTACGAGGACGCCAAGAGTGGAAAGAAGGTCGGGCCGACGCTGTTGCATGTCTGCGTGACCAACCGGCCCTATATCACCGACCTAGGCGATTACGAAGAGTTGATTGCTGCGACCGCCGATAATAGCGGTGACGCGGTACTGTTCACGGCGAAGGAGGCCACCGCGATGACACGCGAGGAAATGATTGAGGCTCTGAAGGCCGAACACGGTATCGACGTGCTCGCGCTTCAGGCTGAGCAGGAGATGGCGCTGAGTCGTCGTGACGCCGATACGTCGCTTGCGGAGCGGCTGTTCGAGATCGTGTCGGAGGTTCCCATCGAACTGTCCGCAGGCGACGATCAGGGCGAATCGGTGATCGCAGCCGTCAGCGAGATCGTTGCAGATAACCTGACGCTCCTGAGCCGGGTCAACGAGATCGAGGCCGAGCAGCGGGAGGCCAAGATCGACGCGCTGGTCAGCGAGGGCCGGATTCTCCCGGCGCAGCGCAACGCGTACCTGGAACTTTCCGCGTCCAACCCGGATCTGTTCGACAAGATGGTTCCGGAGGAGCCGCTTATCAAGATGAGCGACGAGCAGGGTACGGGGTTCACCGATTCTCAGTCCGAGCAGTTCGAGGACGAGGTGGTTGCAGAAATTCAGCGGTACACCGCGCAAGACGGTCCTGCCGTGCAGGCCGGTTACATCAAGTAAGGGAGATTGAGCCAAAATGGCAGACCAGTTTGGAAACGCGGTTCCCGCTCCGGGATTCACTCAGAAGGATGCGGTTACTGACCAAGAACTGCTCTACTCGACTGCGGGGTACACCCAGAAGGGCGTCACCCTCGCAGGCGGTCAGGGCGTGCTCTACGCGGGTACTGTTCTTGGACGGGTCACCGCTACGAAGAAGTGGGGCAAGTACAACAACAGCGCAGGCGACGGTACTGAGGTTGCGCGCGGAATTCTGCGCAAGACCGTGGACACCGGAACGGGCGGTACCGCGCAGGACATGCAGGCCAACATCGTGATTCGCGGAATTCTTAAGAACTCGATGGTTTCTGGAGCCGACTCCAACGCTCTGACCGATCTCGGGGCGCGGCAGGACACCGTTCTCGGGACGTTCACGTTCTAGAAGTACGGCTGAAAATCCCCGGTTGTTCGAGAGCCGGGGATTTTCCCTGTCAGGCGGGACGCGAAATGCAGGTAATTGCGGGGTTGGGTCAATTACGACCCGATAGTACGAAGTGACAGGCCAGCCAAGTGACCTTCCAGGTGGCGCAGGCCGGTAGCCCAGCAAAGGGCTACGCTGCCGGACCAGCAAGTAGGCACGACGAAAGGACCCTACGGTGCCTGACATTTCTCTGTTGAACCCAGTGGTTCTCCGGGGCGTGGTGGAGAAGTTCACGGCCCCTGAGTCCCTGATTCTGCTCAACTCCGTTCCCAAGACGCCGTGGCCGTATCCGACCGCGACCTGGGACGTTATTCGCGGTAGCCGGATGGTTGCCAAGCCGAACGTTCCGAACAGCGAAGCGCACATCGTTCCGCGTCTCGGTCGTTCGCAGGAAAGCGCCGCGTTCGTCTACCTTCGGGAGAAGAAGGTTTTCGAGCCGACCACCCTGCATTGGCTGCGGCAGCCCGGCGAACTCGCGAAGTCCAACGCTGAGGCCGCTGTCATGCGTGAGGTTGGCGATCTCAACCAGCGCTTCGACAACTTCGCGGAGTACTGCCTCTGGCAGGCGCTGACCGGCACGCTCACGCTGGACTACCCCGACGTTCAGGCCAGCGTGGACTACAAGTTCGCGGCCAGTCACAAGCCGACTGCCAGCACTGGCTGGGCCACGGCAACCCCGTCGCAGATCATCGGCAACATCCGTAGTTGGAAGCGGCTCATCGCCCGCGACGGTCGGGTTCCGGCCAAGCAGGCGTACGCGACCGAACTGACGATCTCCAAGATCTTCGATGCGTATTCGGTCACCACCGGAAACGCCCCGTTCCTTCTGAGCGACCGGATGAAGGATCAGTACTACACCACAGGCACCCTGCCCGGGTTCATGGGTCTGGACTGGACGGTCTGCGAGTCGATCTACGAGACGGACGGCGGGACCGAGACGCTGTTCCTGGAGGACAACAAGGTCGTGATCGCCAACCTCACGGACAACCGTCCGCTGGAACTCATGGAAGGCCCCACGGCTGACGACGAGGCTCCGGAGGCCTACACCGGGAAGTTCGCGAAGACCTGGAAGGAAAAGGATCCTTCGGCGCGTCAGTACCTTCTTGAGTGGAATCTGCTGCCGGTCGTAACCAGGCCGGAACAGGTCTGCATCGCGACAGTAGGGTGATCACACGAACACTGAAGGGGCCGCTCTGTTGAGGGACAGGGCGGTCTCTTCTATGTCCAGGGTTCTAAGGCGGTTGGGAATGTCGTATTCGTCTCCAATGCGTATCAACAATGTGGCGACTATTCGATGCACGTCCATGCGCGACGGAGTTCGGTGTGTGTTCATGCAAGGTCACAGCGGCAGGCACCACGACGGGGAATGGCTGGAATGGAACGACGCGGGGGAGCGGGTAGCAGCCAAGGATCGGTGTTCGTCGGTAGCAGTTGCCTACGAGACGGGCGTCGAGGTGCAGTGCGAGTTGCCCAAAGGACACCGCAGCGCGCACCGGGGTAGCGATCTCATTTGGGGGGATCCCGTTTCGTTAGAGGCTCCGCTGTCGAAGCGGTGGGGCGAATACCCGTATCAGGGTTAGGACAGCCGATAGTTAGTAGCAACGGAAGGAGAATCCCGTGGAGGATCAGGACAA